CTAGGAACACGCTCATTAGCACAGTCATTATTTTTAAGTTGCTCATTGATTCGCTCCTGACGTTCTAGCGATTGGTTTTCTAGCTCGCGTTTGCTTTGCTCATTATCTGCTATGATTTGATTGTTTTTAGCGATGTTCTGATTTAACTGTTCGATTTTTCCGAGCAGTTCATCGTTTGTTTTTTGAATTGCTTCTTTGTCTTTACACAAATTAACAATAACATAAATCATAAATGTAAAAATAATCGCTATTGCCGTGTATGTTTTATTCATTTTAAACCACTCAAATAAACCGTTTTACCGCCCTGCTTGGCTGCTGTTAACACTATTTGGCGATTATGTGTCGGACTAAAACCAATGTGCACCCATTGATTATGCTCTTGAATTAATTTATCGAACTGCACCCCAGCATCAACCAACTGTTGACAAATCTCTTTAGGCGTACCGAATGACGATTTAAAGTCTACCGCTAATCCCTTTGTGTGAGCGCTTGTTGCTACACCGCCAACTTTAGCATTTAGCGCAGGACAGCGATATCCAGACGTGATAATAATTGGCTTACCTAAAGCTTTTCTTACCAACTCCAGCTTAATAGCTGTTAATTGCACGTTGGGCATTAAATCAGCAGGCACAGAGTTATCAATTTTTAATCTACTAGCTGTTGTCGAGCGAGTAAACTCTTCTAGCGTAAAATGTTCAGTTAGCTTAGTCATCGTTGTTGTCAACCCTTTTTCTTAACATTGAATTTGATACTTGACGTAATTTATCAACACCTAAAAATCCAATTGCGCCACCAATAAACGGATTCATACTAACTGGTAAGCCAAAATAGTCTAGCCCACTGCTAGCAGCTAATGACAACGCACCACACAATAACGCTTCAACCCATTTACGGCGTCCGCCTACCCCGTCATATGTTAAACGACCGTAGGCTATAATGATGGATAGAATGACACCGTAAATTAATGGCGCATTCGATTGCAACCATTCCATGATTGATGATTTATACATGTTATTATTCTTCATATGAGTTAATAAGGTGACAGCGTACTAGCTATATTGAGTGGTGTGCGTGTCTAGCTTTGCTGTCGATTCTGTAGATGCCCCCAAACGTATCACAAACCAGATTTATCCAGATTGTGTAGAGGTTATGAGGGGGACTGTTTTGGCATGAGCTAGAAGATTCGAACCTCTATTATGATTTGAAGACCATAGTTTTCCCAATTAAACTAAGCTCAAATAATTATTAAAGCGACATAATCCAAACTAGCATAGACTCATCGCTTTCTAATGCGAAAAGTGGAACTTCTAGCGAACCCGATTTTTTAGAGCTGTTTAGAGCATCCAGAATATCGATTAAATATTTATCCTGCTCTTTTGCAGTCATAAAGCGCCTCAAAAAAATCAACATTTTTGTTTACTTTCCTGTTGACGTTATAAACATTTTTGTTTATTATAATTACATCTTAAAACAACACGGAGGAATAATGAAACAAAGTGAGTTTTTAAGATGGTTAGTTGCTCAAGGTGTTGAGGTAAAGCAAGGAAGTAATCACATAAAACTTTATTACAACGGAAAGCAATCAACAATGCCAAGACATCATAGTCGAGAGTTAAAAAACGGCACAATGAGAGCAATCAAAAAGCAACTAAATCTAAAATAATAAAAGCCCTCGCAAGGGGGCTTACTTAAACAGAGGTTATTATGTTTTATCCAGCAAAATTAACTAAAGATGATGGCGGTTATACTGTTACATTTCGAGATATTCCCGAAGCTATCACCTGCGGTGATGACTTAGAAGATGCTTTAAATATGGCACAAGATGCGTTAATTACAAGTATGGATTTTTATTTTGAAGATCATCGTAAAGTACCGTTACCAAGCAAAGCAAAAAAGGGAGAATATTTAATTGATTTACCAGCAAGTCTTTATGCAAAAGTATTGTTGCTAAATGAGATGATTGATCAAAATATTTCTAACGTTGAGTTAGCAAAGCGCATTCATGTAAAACCTCAAGAGGTACAGCGTATTGTCAATCTAGATCATGTGACAAAAATTGATACTATAAGTAAAGCCCTGTCTGCTCTTGGTAAACATCTTGAACTAAAAATCGCTTAAATTTTCATTGTTCCTCTAACAAAAAAAGCCTCAATTAGAGGCTTTCTTTATTACACTGCTCTGTAATGAACTTATTATCATTACCCTGAATTTTTTCTATTAGTTTGTTGCGTTCGCATTCCCATTTTTGCGGCTGATACATTTTATCCCACGCTGCCATCAGCTTTTCTTCTTGATTAGATAAATTAATTTTGTATTTATCAGACATATAAAGATATGTGCGTGCTATTACGCCTCGAATTTCGTCGCGCGGTTGGAATTTTCTTTCTTTAAAATCTACAGCAGTTTTACATTGACCATACTGTTCAAACGTGTTAGTAAATTGCGAGTATCGATAATTGGATCGGTCACCATTTACTTCACCAATCGCTGGTTGCAAGTTATGCATATCCCCTTCTATTTGATTGAAGGTAACATCTTTTTTACACGCTTTACGCCCACCATCTCGCCAACATTGTAGATGACGTCCGAAATTTTCGGCTGGCATAACATGTTCCCATTCAATGCGTTCAGCTCTAGCCTGATTTTTTCTTGGCTCATATCCGCATTTACCAAAATCTACAACACCTTTTTTACCTGTCCATGAAATATCACATCCGCAGTAAAATTCGGTTTGTGTTGAATTTGATTTATATAATTTAGTCAGCTGAGTTTTCGCATTGTCAAAATTTTGCTTACTAATTGCAATTTGATCGGATGTTGGCACTGATTTTGACTTTTTCGGCTTAGGCGTCGGTGCTACTGAATACGTTCCTATTCGACAAGTTTTAGATGCTGATATGCACGAATTGCCACACGGTATGCCTTTTCTACAATTTTTCGCATTTGAAATTGACGGGAATAATAAAAATAAAACTAAAATTAAAGCTATTTTTTTCATAATTTAATATTACCTGCGCTTAGAAAGCGCGCAGTTTAATATAAAAATTACAAAATTAGAATAAAAAAGCCCAACTTATTAAAATTGGGCTTCTATTTAAAAACAGTTTGGATACAAAAATTCCAGTCTGGGTACTTTATACCACTGTGCTCTTAAGAAATCAAGATTTTTTTGCTATAATTAAATAATTCCATCTCTAAACATATTTAACTTCTAACAGATAATAAAAAAGCCCGCATTTACGAGCTTTATATATAAAAATCCCATCATGACTAATGTAGTATACTTTCTGTCTCACGTCAACTAAATTAATAAAAAATATCATTTCTTTTTGATAAATTAGCGACAATATAACTTTCAAACGATTTTAGCCGTCTATCAACTGTATCTTTTGATATATCTCTCATTTTTGCTATTTCTCTTAATGTTAATCTCTCGCTCCCATCTGAGCCATCAATAACAACATCAATGCCACGGTAATACAAATCTGCTAATTCCCATTGTTCTCTTAACGCTAAATCTTTAGAATTTTTAGCATTTCTCATGCATTCATCAATAAATTCTAGCTCGTTTTCTATATAAACAAGGTTATGTTTAGGGTATAATTCTGAAAACATAGCGCTAACATTTTTATAGCCACATCTGCTAGAATATGCATTGCATGCACCCCACATTTTTAACAAATCAATAGCTTTGGCTAGTAAATTGTTCTCATTAGCTCTCTCAATAAATAAATTTTTACTATTGAGATAATTTTCAAATTGCTTAACATCTGGCTCATCATCAACGTACATATATTCTGCTAGCATTTGTTATCTACCCTTTTTTAACTCTTTTAATTTTTGCTTATACTCAGCTTTAATCTGTTTTATTTGCTCTATCGTGTATTTTTTTGGTTCGTGATACCCCTCTAACCATTCAACTTTTTCAATGCCAATTTTTTTCACCAGATTAATTCTGTATTCAATGATGTTCCCTGATTTGTGGTTATTACATGCTGAACATTGCTTGTGTACATTTAGCTCGCAAAATCGCAATTCAGGACATGCTCCAACACTACGATAATGTCCTGCGTGATATTGCCCCGTGTGATAGCGTCCACAACTGATACACGGCTCGTTTTTGTCTCGCTCTCGAATAAATGCATTAAATGCTGTTTGCGCTTTTCTTAAATGCTCTGACCGAGTTTTAATTTTCTCTTTTGTTATTCGTGTTAATTTAATTCTGGTTTGCTCTTGAACGCTGTTATCTTTTGCATATTGAATAGCACAATCAATTGAACAAACCTTGGCGAGTGAGTTAAATAATGCGAACTTTTTACCGCAGTTTTTACATTTTTTCTGTTTTATTTCTCTCTTCATCGTCTGAACTTCGCTTTATTCTTGTAAAACTTACCGCAAGAGCCTTTTACTTCTCCGTTAACACCAACCAATGGTCTATTACAGACATACAAATCCCAATCAACGTTATATAAACAAGCGCCATTGCATTCTGGGCATTTAAAATCTGTTTTAATTAATTTGTGTTTTCTCGGCATCATTAACTCTATTTAAATTATGCTGATTAATGTATTCTCTGCGTTGTTCTCTAACTACTGCTATTGCTCGCTCTAACTCTTGCTCTTTATCATCGTATCGTTTCAGTTGTTCTTTGTGTTCGTTGTTCATCATGCTACCCTAAATATTGTCTATCCTAGTTAATACTAAGTTGCCAGAAAAAAACGCCCCAGTATCAATGTAAACCCTGTTTGCAACTGGCGTCACTTCTCTTTGCGGAGTATGACCAAACACAAAAAATTCAACACCTTTTATTCCTGTATTGTCATATTTTTCAAATCGTTCTCGACTCCAAACCACTTTATTTAAATCAATAGGCTTGTTGAATACATATTCATTTGCTGGATAATCTGCGTGTGCAAACGCTATTAATTCGTTATTGATTGAAAGCTCAATAACTAAAGGCAATTCATTGCACTTATTAATTAAGTTAACAGCTTCCTGTTTATCTAAATCGTTTAATGTGAAAAACCAACCCCCACCGTTGTATTGCCATGCAGATAATGATTGTTCATCTCCATTAATTCCATTAATTGCCATTTGCTCGTGATTTCCACGAACCGTTTTAAACCAATCCTGATTAATTAATCGTAAACATTCTAAGCTTTGCGTACCTCTATCAATTAAATCACCAACCGCTATCAGTAAGTCATGTTTAAAATCAAATCCTGCGTCACTTAACTTGCTCATAAGTAAGTCGTAACAACCATGTAAATCACCAACTGCAAATATCTTTTGATACCTATTGCCATTAACTTTTAAATAACCCATCATGCCACCTTTGATAATTGGTCTTTGTACCAATCAAATATTAATAAATCTGACTTAGACTGCTCGCTCCAATTGACGCCCTTCTCAGCTCCAAATGCATATGCTAACTCCAATAAATCACTCAATTCTTTTTTACTCATTCTTCTTGTTGATTGCCCCAAAACAATAAAACCTGTCCCATCCAAATTGGGGACCGTTTTTTGTCCTTTTAGTGTTGCTGTAAAAACGTGCTTCCATTCTTCTGGAGTTAGCGTTAATCCGTGCCAATTAACTTGTTTCGATATATCCGTTAATGTTGCCCACATGCGGGCGTTTTGCTCTAAAGTTCTAGTCATCTCTTGAATACAAACTACTAATGGATTTTTACTATCAACTGGTAATGAGCGAATAAAATTAATTAAATTGTTTTTTACTGTTTCGCTAACTAGTTTAAATATTTTCTTATTTGCCATTACTTAGTTGCTCTCCAAATCACGAATCCCAAAAAAACAAACGAAGCTATTGCTACAATCACTTCATCACTCATCGTCTACTCCTCCGTCAACGCACAAACGCTTTTTATTTTCAAAAATCTTCTCGTACTCATTAGCCTTTGCAATGTCTTGCTCTAACGCATCTTTTTTGCCCGCTCTAATTCGATATTTCAAAATGTTGCCGAGACAAAAGCCCCTGAACTGCTCTACAGTCATGCTTCGAGCGATAATGTCGATAGATTCGATGCCTTCGATTATTTGATAGTGTTTTGGATTTTTTATGTTGTCACTCATCACCCGATCCCCCGTCTAATTCAGCCCGTGCTAGATATGCAATTAATGCAGAACTAATAAAATCAACATTTTGATTTAAAATTTTTTGTACAAACTCATTTTTTTTATAATCTTCGATCCCCTCAGGAATTGGAGTAATTAGATGTTTTTTAAATCTTTCTACTTCCTTTTCTAACTTTTGCTGTGTTAATTTAGTCATCCTTAAACCCTCACGCACTCAAAGTTATCAAGCCGAATTAGCTCTTTTACTTTCCACCCAAAAGAATTCTTTTTACCGTTTGATAGCTTTTTAATACATTGTTCGACTGTTAATTCTTCATTAGTAAAATGCGTCCAATTTATCGGTTGGTGTCCGTCTTTTATGATTGTTGCTGTTATTTTGTAAGCCATTTTTGTATCAACTCCCGTAATTTAATTTTGTCTTCTTCTGAATATTTTTTAACTCGTTCTGCTAATTGCCGTTTAATCTTTGCCGTATTTGCTTCTGGTTCTCTTATCGCTCTCACATAGTCATACGCTATTTTGTCGAGCATGTGATTAATACCGAGTGGGCAGTGGTTAACCTGCTCGCGCATATTTACGCTCTTTTTTTGCCGGCTCTGGATTTGCTCTAGCCTGCGATTCCAGTTGATCTACGTTATAAATACGCCCATTGTTAATACCTGCAAAAACAGTAAAATTACCTGAGCCATGGCGATTTAAAGCAACGTTAATTTCCATCAAGTTTTTATCTGCGTTATCGTTGTAAACAGCATCACGATAAATACCCACCCAGTAGTCACAATCTTGCTCAATTTGCCCTGTGTCACGGCTATCACTTGGAATCGGTCGTTTATCAGCTCTGGATTCAAGATTACGGTTTAATTGAGTTAACATAACAACAACGCAATTAAGCTCCTTAGCCAATGCTTTAAGCCCTTTAGTTATTGCACCGTAAGCCAGATCATTACGAGTATCATCACCTGTTTTTTCCTTCTCCATCAGAGTTAGATAATCAACCATGATCATACCTATTTGTCCCTTTTCTCTGGCCATCCGTCGTGCTTCTGAGCGAACATGAGATAGTGTTATTGCTGGTGTATCGTCGATGTAGATATTGTCGCTATTTGTTAACTCGTTCAAATGATGCATAACACGCGCAAACTCTGAATCCGAACCTAAACCACCGTCATAGAAAATATTGCTATTTACCGCTGATTCTTGGGCTAAAATGTTTTCAAGCATTTGCTCATCTTGCATTTCTAACGAAAACATCAGTACAGGTAATTTCTCATTCATAGCGCAATGACGAGCCATGTTTATTTCAAAAGTGGTTTTACCCATTTTTGGACGAGCACCAACCACAAACAGCGAGCCTCTAACCAACCCTTTAGGTGCTAATTTCTCATCTAATGCTTTGATTCCAGTTGATAAACCACGTGCACTATCTGCGTTTTCTAATCGTTGTCCAAGGGTTTCTGTCCATTTATCAGCAATTGTTTTTAACGACTTAAGTCCAGTTGTTTTACCAGTTTTGTTATAGTCATCAATTTGCGTAAATAACGCGTGAATAGCTGATATTTTGTCGCTAGTAGATAAATTTGATTTCTCAAAAATCATAGCGCTACAGTCGTTTAATTTTTGCAATGTGTAGCGTTCAATTGCTTTGTCTCGAACAATTCCAGCATAAGCTGTAACGTTGATCATCGACGGCGTATTTTTGGATAATTCAGCCAGATAAGCTAAACCACCGCAATCTTTCAAAGTTCCTTTTGCTTCCATACTGTCTGACAAGGTAATCAGATCAATCGGGTAGTTTTTACGATTTAATTCAAGCATTTCAGCAAAAATAACTTGATGATGTCTGCTGTAGAATGATTCTGGCTTCAATGAATAGATTGCTTTTTGACAGCGATCTGATTGAAAATCTAACATCATTGAGCCAAGCACAGCTTGTTCAGCAACTAAGTCATGTGGGATCACGTTCATAGCGTACCCTCCTTGAATTTTGTATAAGTTTCATCCTTAACAATGTATTCAAATTTAGCCTCCCAGTTTCTCTGGTTTTCACCAAACATCCAAGCTGGTGCTCTTTCTACAAAATCATAAAAATAGTTAATCAAATCATTGATATTTAGTTTTTTGTTGTCTTTAAAAAATTTTTTAACTAGATTTTTTCGTGCAGTAGTCATTTTTTGAATCTG